CCTCACTCCTATTTGCTGCTACTTAGCTAAGACCAGTAATCTGACCAGAGCCTTTCGGGTTCTTGTGCATAAGGCCGAGTTCCCCGACAACCATATGGGTGTCAGAGTCGCCTGTCTTCGCCAACAGTGTACGCTTAAACGGACGTAGTACCGCTGTGCGCCACATTGATGGATCTAACAGGAACAGATGTGTGGACATCTGGTGGCGGTTAAGAGCAACACGATATTCGCCGAATGGAGAAACGTACAGATTCACGGCATTTACCAGTGTTGTAGTTCCATCGTTGAACTCGCGTGAACGACCAGAAGCACCTGTGAAGCCCGCAATGATCAAGGAATCGGCTGGCTTACACATCATGATGTTTGGCTCACCACCTGCCTCATAGACAGCTTGCATGTTTACAAGCAGCTTCGCTTCTGTAAGGGCATCTGTGGCGTTGGTTCCTGCATCGGTCGAAACTGATGCGTCGATCAGTTGGTCAGCAGATGCCATTTCACGAGCCGTTGTAGCGTTACCCACTACAGTTGCATTGGAAGCACCAACAAACGCAAATTCTACGTCTTTTTTGATTTCTTTCAATGCCTTAGACAGTTGATACGCGGTTTCTTTAGCCCTACCGTAAGCCTTCACAGCGTCTGCGCTTGCAGATACTTGGAAGGTCTTTTGTAGGATTTGTGTGTTGCCAGTGATCATCACTGTTGGTATGGCTGTACCTGCTGATGCAGTGAAGCCCTCAAGCTGTGCGTTTGATCCTGCGCTGGCAAGAGTATCAGTCTGATATTGATACTGACGAGCATGAACTTTCTCTGCTTTGATCATGCTGTACATAGGTGTATCGGTTGGAGTTATGTCGCTAATAATGTTTGACACATCTTCAGCGAGGCCGATTTGTTCGTAAGTTTTGTAGATTGCCATTGGGTTTATTATCCTCTTATTGGCTAATTATGAGTTTTCTACCTCCCAGTTTCCAAGAATTGCAGCAGCTATATCATCTAAGTCTCGCCCACCATTAGCGACCATCGTTTGCCTAGCTTTCTCAGCCGTAGCCTTGGATGATGCGTTTTTGTCGGGTGATTTCTTAGTTCTGAGAACCTTTGCTTTTGCAGCAGTCTTTTTCTTCTTAGTCAAAGCTACCTGTTTGCCGCCATCGTATAGTCGAGCCTTGTTAATTAACTTGATAACATTTGGATCGACGTACTGATCGACAGCCTCTTTTGGTAAGCCTTGAGAGACTGCATAGCTTCTTATGTCGTCATAGAGCTTGTTGCTCCAATCAGGTAAGTCTTCTTGTAAGATCTTTACACACTCTTGAGCTGCTTTTTGCTGCTGTTGTGCGTTCTGCTCTTTCAAGTCTTTATAAAAAGCATCTGCTTCTTGTTCCAGAAACTTCACCTCATCTTGCGCGGCTGCTGCTTCTTTCCTAAGTTGTGCAAAGTCTTCCGTTTCCATAGTTTTGCTGGCAACGAGCATATCCACTTCAGCGTAAGGCTTGAGCTTCTCATGAGCACGTTGCAACATCTTTTGAATAACGATGTGGTTCTTTTCAATAGCTGTTTCAGCTTCTTTTCGCTGGTCAGCGACTTGCTGAGACTTTTGAGTGAGACTAGCTTCTTGACCAGCCAATCGTTTAAGTGACGCAACAGATACCATCTTTGATTCACCATTGACGACAACTTCCACTTCAGTTTCGTCAGACACCGTAGCGGCTTCTTCGCCATCTTCGTCATCTTCTGAATCATCGGCTTCATCTTCGTCGGTTTCCTCTTCTTCGTCTGGGTCTGTTTCTTCATCTTCACTTTCGGTGGCGTCTTCTATCTCTTCTTCCTCAAGAACATCCTCTGTCTCTTCATTTGGATCATCTTGAGTTGCCTCTGCCTCATCTTCTGATAGCTCTTCAGCGTCGTCCCATTTAGCAAGGATGGCATCTTCAATATCGAGGGGCTTGCCCTCATTTAAGTTGGTTTCTTGCACGTCTGACATGGTGCTATTCACCCTCTTTGTTGTTGTCACGTTCATACTTGGCTAAGATCTCGTTCTTTACTGATACTTGCTGTTGCAAGGTCTGTACGATGTCTACCAAGGCTCGGTAATGGGCATATGTACGCTCCCTGACCTCTGTTTCCTCTGACTTAGAGTTCACAAAGTTCTGGAATGTTTGATGCACCATCTTGTCAATCGTTTCGGAGAACGCTTCGATGCCTAGTAGGTTCTCGGCGTTTTCTCCTTGACGGATTAACTGCTCTTCTTCGTTGGTCTGCACTTCACTCTCCTATTACCCTGTTGGGCTGGCTATACCTCTCAGATCTTCGGCAGTGCGTAGGATCTCCAGCTCATTTGAGTCGATGAACTGCTTGAACTTAAACTGCTGTTCTTTGAGGTCTTGATTGTCGCTCTGTAGAGCGTGTTGAGCTTCAGCCTTCATCTTCTCAAGCTGTAGCTTCATCTGTTGAACTTGTGCATCAACCTGTGCCTTTGCTTCTGCAACGGCAGTCTGACGCTCTTGTAGTTCAATCTGTTTCGCAGCCATCTGCATCTGCATCTCTTGTGCAGGATCAGGTGGTGGCGGCGGTATTTGATCAGGTGGTGTCAAGTAGTCGGCAACATTCATGATGCCTGATCTTTCTAATGTATCTTTGGTCAGAGCATATGCGTTCTGAGGTAAGTACATTGATGACAGAATTGGATCTTGTGAGAACATAGTATGGATTGCCATACGCTTCTGGCTCTCTGCTTCTTGTTCTCCGTATCCAAGGTGCAATTGCACTGTCACATCACGTTTGTCTTCCCAACGTGAAGGGTCTACTTGTACATACTCACCCGAAATGTCGATGATCTTTTGCTGATCTTCGTTTTCGACACAGATCTGGTACGCCATGTGGAACAGAGGCTTCACGAACTGGTTAGCAAAGTTACGAGCAATGATCTTTTGTCTTTGCTGTGACATGGTAGCCAGTTGCTCAACCATTGCGGCACTGTTTTGGTGGCTTATGGCATCCTTGTTCAACCCTTGTGACAACCGAGATACGCCCGTGTTGTCCTCTTTGTCTTCATCTAAGAGCTGGAGCGTCTGGAATACAAACGGGTTCAATGATGCCTGTGGCATTGGTGAGATAGCATCGGGTCTACTCACATTTACTAAACCGCCCACTCTGTTGTCGATAAGCTCACGCGGATTAGTCAGACCACCTTTGACAACCATGTAACGTGGGTTGTTGGTGATCATAGCGTGATCAAGGATAGACCGTGTGAGGATCGTTCTAGCGTTCTGTGTGGCAATCAGCTTTTCAGCAAAGTTGCTGCCGTAGAACGCATGTGGAATAGGAAGAGGCGAGAATGTAACAAACGGTATGCGCTTCACTTCGTCTACTTCAAGCAGTACGTTTCCTGCTTTTAGTATGCGGTGTAGCTTTGCAATGCCTGTGCCTTCAATGTCGATGTTAATGTAGGCTTCGTAGACCATGATATTGCGGATCTGGTCTTGGTAGCCGTGAGCATTGTGTCCTCTGTCAGCACCGATGTCGTTATGTCGGGCAAGGATCTCAGCGTCTGTCTCTAGCTCTACATCTTCATGTGCGTCACCGATCTTCGACAGCTTCTTCTCACTAAAGCCCATCTCACGCAGCTCACTGAGCGTCTTACGGCTTCTGTGGGCTACAAAGTTTACTGTGTCTAGGCTTACAGCTTGGCTTTCAATCAAGAACTCTTCTGGTGGCACAGGTTCAATACAGACTTTGCTGACATCTCTTGGTGTAGAGATAAGACCAGACAAAAGACCGTTTTGGTCTTCGTTGCTCTCGACAAGCTCTACTTCATCTTCAGCTAGAACCATGTCTAGCTCATCTTGTGTTAGCTGGTTGAACTCTTTGATGTCGTCTTCAAACATCTCCTGCCAGAACACTTTGGCTATGCCGCAACGTGCAACCAAGCCATCATGGATAACTGACCGAAATACACCAAAACCATCATTTTGCCTAAACAAGACATAATCAGTGTAGGCACTGCATACGTCAGCAAGAACCACATCGTCTGGCCCTTGCGGAGCAAACTTAACGATCTTGTTGCCACTAGAAAAAGTCTCTAGCAGTGCAGCCTTCATTGACTCAACGCTGTCATATACATCTTGGCTGACATAACGGCTGTTGCCATCATGCGCTGGCTTTGGAAGCGTGGCGTTGTAGTAATCAGTGACTTTCTTGCGTTCTCTTGCAAGGTCGCTGTCGTAATAGCCGATTGATTGCCGAATGTTGGTATCTAGGATAGCAACGATTTCATCATCTTCTAGCTTTTCGTAATCTTCTACTTTTGCCATGTTTTAGACCATTTCAACGTATAATTCATTAGGTGTCTCCACAGGTTCCCATGCGCCTTCGTGGACATGGTTCGCCAATGCAAGGCTCATTACACAGTCATCAAAACAAGATGGTTCAGCTTCCATCGCGCCGCTTTCGGTAACGATGTAAGTCATCATTTCTCGGATTGTTGTCTTATCATTTAGTTCGACCTCTTCTTCGCGCATTGATGCTCGAAGTTGGTCAATAATGAGAGGTTTAGTTTTAGATGTGGTTGTGAAGCCTAGCTTGATGGTTTCACGGTCAGTGAGCTTATCAACGTGAACTTCTGTGTAAAAGTTCGGGTAAGCAAAGTCTTTACCTAGCCTTGTACAAGTCAGTATGCCGTGGCTGTTGTTCTCAACGATAATAAATGCCTCGTTGTAGAACTCACCTAGCGCATACAAAACTTCCGCAAAGTAATCAGGGTGGACATGACCACGCCATGTTGCGACTTGCCTCTTCTTGCTGTCGAGCACTTGTGCAACTGAGTAGTCTCCATTTCTGATACCCATAGAGCTATCTGCCCCAATGACATACTGCATACCCTCATCATGTTCGTAGTAAGTAGTCAGCTCTCCGCGTATATTCGGTAAGAACTCATCGCCTTCTAGGGCCAGTCGTTCTTTGACATCCTGTGTCTTACCCAGTCTCTTTTGTAGTTGTTCTGGGTTAAACACAGGGCGTCCAGTGGTAAGGAAGGCTTCAGAAGGCTCGGCAGGATACTCTTGCTTGAATAGCTCTATGCCGTTCTGAGCGATCTTACGGCGGCGAAACATCAGTTGAGCATCAGACAGGTCGTATAACTCGACCAGCTCTTTCTCTTCTGGTGTTTGCTCAAAGTTCTCTGGTACGTCCTCTGCATATGTCGGATCGACATACCAAGGGATAAAGACAGGTACAAAACCGTTAGTGCCTTCTACCGCGCCTTTCCAGAGTTCATGGTAAATACCCGTTACACCGTTTGCCGTACTTTCGATAAAGATAGCAGTGCCAGCAGTATTCGGGACAGCCTGTGCCAAACCATTCCATATGTCTTGAGCAGTTGATTTAGGCCAGAAGGCCATCTCACTACAGTGCGCGTGGGTGAGGGTTTCTCCGCGACCAACTGAGTCACCACCTGCTGTGGCAACGACATAGCTTGAATCAAGGACATCAAATGACAATTCCCTTCTGCTGCTGTACTTTGTATGAGGTTTCAAGATTGGTGGACAGTGTTCGTGCAGTCGCTTGGTCATATCAAACAAAGCTCTGGTACTATCCGCATGGTGTGTAATCACCATAGCTTTACGGGCTTTTTGTTGTGACACAGCGTAATATAAGTAACCGCCCGTGTAGGTACTTAGTCCTTGCTGCCGAGCTTTTAGGATAATGACCCTAATCTTGCCTTCGGTATCAAGTTGCTGTTGTACTGCTTTGTCGAGGATTTGTTGTGCAGGGTTCAACTTCAGTGGAGCAATGTCACCTGCTTTTGTTCTGATCTTTAGTGCGGATTTTGCATAAAAAGGAAAGTCGGTGAGTAGACGCTTACGAACTGCTTTTAGCTTCGGGTGCATCTTCTTCTTCAGCTAACAACGATGCCAAGAAGTCCTCGGCTTTCGCCACAGCTACTTCCGACTTAGCCACAGGCTTCTGCTTAGTGAAGTCTAATATCAACCTAGCGGCTGACAGACGCTCACGGGTTTCGCCTTGCATACGCATGACCTCTACGGCAGTGCCTAGAGCTTCCTTTGCATATTCGTCTTCTATTCCAGCTTTTTCAGCCATGATTTCTACCACCTTTACTGCTTCCTTTTTAATCTTTGCCCTCATAGCATCGGCTTGCTCTTTCCGAAGACCATCGGGCGTACCTTTAGGACGACCAGCGTTCTTTCGCTTCTTCAGCGACCACTGTCGTCTTAGCTCTCGACCCTCTGGGGTCTGCATGAGTGTCGAGAAATAGTTGTTCTTGGGTGCCTTCTGGGGATGGATACCACGGCCTACTTTAGAAGGCGATTTGAGGCGTGGGTTCTTAGGTGCTCCCATCTTCAAACAACTTAGACCTTGGGTCTTCTTGGAGATGCTCGATGGTTCCATAGATTGCAGTCATGCCACCTTCCCTTTCACCACCAACAAAGTCTTTAGCAAGCTGATCAATCTTTTTGACATCACTTTTGGTAAGGTCTAAGCCCTTTTCCATTAGTATTGATTCAGCTTTTTCAAAAGCAGCACTAGGCATCACTTACAGCTCCTTTTAGTAGTATGGATTCTATCAAAGATATGAATTGAGGTACAGACCTCTCTTTGTGTCCCATAAAGTATTCAGAGAAGTTTTCACACCACCATTCTTTCTCGTTATAAGCAGCGTATCTTGATGGTAATGCGTCTTTTTTATTTATGTTTAAGAAGTCACGTTTGTTATTTTCTAACCACACCTCAATCTCGGTATCATTTAGAAAGGCCACGCTGTTCCCGTTTGCATCTACAACAGGTTTACCATAGGCATCAGTTTTATTCGGAAAGGCCATTTGGTGAATGTGGTGGCCTATTTCATGGTACATGACCTGCCTGACCCTATCTATACCAGTGCCGTAATACATAAAGTTGTTGTATGGCCTATCAGCAAAAGTCACATTTGGGTCATAGTCAACTGTTGGACCACCTTGTACTGTATTACCAACTAAACTGCCTCTATTACCGAGTGCAGCCCAATCGTTAAAGTATCTTGGGTTGAAAGACATAATACCGCCACCCATTCTAGCAACGGTACTTGCATCTGATCTTATAGATTTCATACCTCTAATGCGTGGTACACCGAAACGATCACAAATAGCATCTATCTCTGGCTTTACGGCTGCAATTAACGCAACTGCCTCTGGGGTGAAAGCACTGCCTAAATCTGCTCTACCAGCTTGGTCTAGCCTTGCTCCGCCCCAATGATCTTTGTTTCTTTGATCATCCCTTGCCTCTTTTAGTTGGTCGGCTAAGTTTTGGAGTGACACATCTTTATCAGGAACAGCAAAACTAGGTGTTACAGTGCTTACGATTGGGTCAGTTGGCTGCGCTGGTTTTGGCTGTGGTGGCTGTGGTGGTTGAGGCGGCTGTGGTGGTTGAGGTGGCTGCGGCGGCTCAGGCGGCTGCTGTTGTTGCTGCCTAGCTCTTTGCTGTGT